GTCGCCGGCACGACGGCACGCCGTTGCGGCTGGCCCGGCTCGGTGCGGGCAGCGGTGAGTTCCGGCGTCGAGCGCCGGCCCACTCCCTGCGCGGCAACCGGCGTTGCTGACTGGCGCGCGGTGATCTGCTTGGCGAGCTTGTCGATCTCGGCCTTGTTGGCCTCGATCGTCTCGATCTCCTCGTCGGTGAGCGCACGCTCCTCCTGGTCGGCGAGCGCAACGATCTCCTGCGACGCGGCGAGCAACTCCTGCTGCCGGGCCTGCAGATCCTCGATGCTGGTGGCCGCCGCGAAGATGACGCCCGGCGGCAAAAGGGCATGCGCGCCCGCGAGGGCGTCATTATTGGACATTTGCTATCTCCTTCAGAGGGAAAGCCGCGCCGTCCGGCGGGGCCAGTGCGGGTGCCCAAGTCCGCTTCGGGCAGCATCCGTCGTTAACGACGGAAGTTCACTTGATCGCCGCGCGCATCTCGGCGAGCGTGGCCTCGATGCGTTGGCGGCCGGGCCGCAGCGCGGCCGGCAAATTCGTGAAGCGCGACGGATCGGCGATCGACGCCGCGACCTTCATGTTCTCGCTGATATGGTCGGCGAAGCCATTGGCCACCGCGTCCTTGCTGTTGAACCAAGTTTCGTCGGCCATCCACTTCTTGATCTTCGATGCTTCCTGCTTGGTGCGGGCGGTATAGGTGTCGACGAAGGTCTGCGAGACCAGATCAAGGACATCTGCCATGCGGCGGAGATCGTCCGCCTGCCCGCGTACCCCGCCACGAACCTCGTGGATCATCACGAAGCCGCCCTCGGCAATCCAAATCTCGGACCCGGCCATAGCAATAAGCGAGGCCGCCGAGGCGGCGATGCCATCGATGTGGGTGATCACCTTGGCCTTGTGCTCGACCAGCAGAGTGTAAATGCTGCGCGCGTCCGTCACCACGCCACCGTCGGAATTGATACGCAGGTCGATGGTCGAGACGTTGCCGAGCCGCTTGAGGTCTTGGCTGAATTGCTTGGCCGTGACGCCTTCCGAAAACCAATCCTGCCCGATCGAGCCGTAGAGGCACACCTCGCCGCGGTCATTGCCCTTGTTGACAATGCGGTAGTCGCCCGAAGCTTTGGGCTTCGGCATACGGATCACGGTCATGGTGGGGGGGCCTCAGTTGCGCGAGAGCGCCTGGAAGGTGAATTCGTTGCCGTCGCGGTCGATGACCGTCACGTCGCGGCAATAGAGGTTGCGCAGGGTCTTGGCGTCGATGTCAGCCGCATAGGGGTCGCCGATCGAGACGAGCGACCCGGCCGGGCCGGGATCTCCGCGATCACCCTTCTCGCCGCGCAATCCTGTGGGGCCGCGCTCACCCTGCCGACCAATGTCGCCGGTTTGGCCCTGCGGGCCTTGCGGGCCGCGGTCGCCTTGCGGCCCCGGCGCGCCGGCGGGGCCGGTTTCGCCGTGCGGCCCGATCGGGCCGATAAGTCCTTGAATGCCTTGTGGTCCGATCGGACCGATGGGGCCGATCTCGCCCTGTGGGCCGCGGTCGCCCACTGCGCCAGTGGGACCGGGCGCACCGTCGCGACCATCGCGGCCGGGGATGCCTTCGCCCTGCGCACCGCGCTCGCCCTGGCCGCCCTGCGGCCCGATCGGGCCGACGTGGCCAGCCGGGCCAATCTCGCCGCGCTCGCCTCTTTCGCCCCGGATGCTTTCACCCGGCGGGCCACGCTCACCGGCCGGGCCAACCGGGCCAGCTTGCCCAATTGGCCCCTGCTCGCCAGTCGGGCCGCGCTCGCCGATCGGGCCAGGAACGCCCGGCTCGCCTTTGACGCCATCGCGCGCGAGTGGGCGCGCTTCCAACTTCAGCAATCGGCCGACAACCGCCTCAAGGTGATCGAGCACGCGGTCGAGGACGTTTGCCGTCGGCTTGCTTGTTCCGCGTTCGTCGCGCGGCGGTGGCGGTGGCTCTGGCGACCCGGCTCGGTTGATGACAACGGGTATGGCCCCAGATTTGCTCGGCATATAGGCCTCGGGCTTGGCCGGATCATTCTGCATCCGCAGTGCTCCAATCCTTGAACCGCACGCCGCTGAACTCCTTGGCGGACCTCATCGCGACCTTCGCCCGCGGCAACCAATTGGAATTCAATTGGTTGCCGATCGCGTTGAGGCGCATGTGTGCGACCGGATCATTCAGGTCCACGTCGTCGATCGGCTTCGGCTCCGGCGCCGGCTGCACCACCGGCTCGGTGCCGGCGCGCTCCAAGGTGGTCATGTTGATCGGCACAAACCGCTTATTGCCATCCGCTCCGACCGTGTTTTCGTCCTCAAGCTCCAAGATGCGGTTCGGCGAATAGGCGCCGCTGGCGAACATGGTCTTGTAGAATTCGGCGCGCGCCGCAGCATCGCCGCGCATCAGCGCCCGCATGTTCATCTTGGAATAGAACCCCTGCCGGTTCTGGCCGAACAACTTGAAATCGGCCTCGTCCTCAAACCGCTTGACCCACGGCGCAATCGAGTCGACCACGACCTCGATCGCCTGGTGCTCGATATTGCTGAATGTCGCCCGCCGCAGGTCCATGACCTTGTGCGGCGGCACGCCGAACCAGCGGCAGATTTCCTCGACGAGGTGCTGGTGCAATTCGAGGAGTTGCGTCTCCTGCGGATTGCTTCCGATCGTCTCGATACTGGCGTCGTTGTCGAGGAAGCGCGCCTTGTGCGCGTTGCGAGGCCCGCCGTAGAGTTGGCGGAATTCCTCTTTCTGCCGCGCGAGGCCCTCGGGCCGCAGCGGCTTCTTATTGATGATCACCGTCGCCGGTGTCGCGCCATTGCCGAAGAACGCCGCGCCGAACATTTGCGCGGCTTTCGCCCAGCCGAGCGACTGCGAGGCATACTGGATCACGTTGAGCCCGACCGGCGCTTCGCCGAAGCCGCGGATGTGGAACATCCGCTTGGCCGCGATCGTCACCTTGCCGTCGGCACCGTTGTCGATCTCATAATACAGGTCGCCGCGGAGGATCTCATCGCCGGCGGAACTGTATTCCTCGTCGGTGGCGCGGCAATAGCTGACGCGCTCGGGATGAATAGGCCACAGGGCGAACGGCCGCCCGAGGTCATCGGGCTCGATCTCGGCGCAGCCGTTGCCATAGCGGAGCGCCCAATGAGTGAGCGTCTCGCGCAGTTGGAACGACGACCACTCCCTGCTGGCGCGCATCGACAGCAGCTTGTCGATCGAGTGGGTGCGAACGATCTCGGCGCCCTTCGGCCCGTCGCGCATGACATGCCAGGGCAGCACTGCAACGGTCTGCGACAGGTAGCGTAGGCACGCCCACACCGCGGCAATCGTCACCGCCTCGTCGGGCGTCATGCGGACGCCGGCGAGAGTGCGCGGGTTCTGCGAAACCCGGCTCCAATCGGGGTTGCGCGTTTCGCCGGCCAAGCGCAACGCCAGGATCGCGATTGCCTCCCGCAGCCGATCGAACATCAGTGTACTCTTGACATTGGAGGCACGACGAAATGCCCCCACTTAGTACGGTCCTCTGGCCATTCGACAATCTGGCAAGAGAGTTTGTCGCCATCAAAAACGAACACCAACGAGTGGCCGCGCAGTTCGGCCCGCCATAACTCAGTATGCTCAGGCCAATCTTGAAACATCAGCAATCCTCGCGCGCTCGCTTGACCGCTTGCTGCCAGCGTGGATGCTGCACAATCGGATGATTGAGCGCGACCTGGATCGCGCTCCGGCGCCACGGCAGCGCGGCGACTATTCTTTGCCACAACCTCGTGAACATCACTCGTCCTCGGTGTCGCGGGCGGCAAGCGCCTGGTTGTAACGGTTCATCGTCTCCTGCCAGCGCGGATGCTGCGGATTGCGCAGGATCGACATCTCATCGTCGCTCAATGGCGACGCGACGCTGACCGGAGGTGCCTCTTGGGCCGCCGGCGCGGGCGATTGTGCCGCCAGCACGTCGTAGACGGACTGCTCAATCTCGTAGGTCGATGCCACGCTCATCGCCATCGCGAGGCAGACCATGCCGTCAATGCGGCCGCGGCTCTTGGCCTTGTTGAGCTTGCGATTGCCGGCCGGGTCCATCTGCACGACCGCGTTGGCCGCGCACATGGTCAGGACCGGCTGGTCGTCGTGGACGACCTTGCCGCACAGCAACGCGGATTCCAACGCGCGCAACGCCGGCGACATCGACACATAGCCTTGCCCGAATTCGACGAACCGCTCTAGTTCGGATTCGTTGAGCCCAGCCCGTTCGAGGCATGGTCTGAGAAAGCGAAAATTGTGGCGATCAAAAGCGATGCTCTGCACATCGCAGCGCTCAAACAGCCGAGCAATATACTCGGCGAGGTAGTCGTACTCGATCGACTTCCCCGGAGTCGTCTGCAGGAAGCCTTGGTCGCGCCAGAGGTCATAGGGCACGCGATCCTTGCGCGCCCGCTCGCGCAGGCCGTCCTCTGGCAGCCAGAACACCGGCTTGACGTGCCAACGGTCATCGACCGGCGTCAGCAGCACCAGCCCGGTGAGGTCGTTCACCTCGGACAGGTCGAGCCCACCAAAGACGGTCAGGCCGTCGATCTCCTTGAGCACATCGCCGATGCACGATTCCCACAGCGACCGCGAGATGAACGGGCTCGAAACCTCAACCCGCTGGTTGAGATGCAAATTTCGGTAGGATGATTCCGCTGAAGGCATAGCCTTCGCGTTGTTCATCGTCCTCAACACTTCCTGCGCGTTGAGAAAGTCGCCCCACGCAGGATTACAGGCCCGCAGCGTTTCCTCTGAAAAGGGGTCGGCATCTAGCGGCGCCGAGTGTACCGAAACAACCGTTTGAGGATCACGCGCATTCAGCGCGTCATCAATCAAACGGGATAGCAAGTCATTGTCGGTCGGCGCTTGTGTGCTGATGATGATCGACAGCGGCGCATCATGTGCGCCCATGCCAGTTTCAACCGCATCATACAACTCGGAAACTGGACCCCGAACCTGACCCAACTCGTCATGAATTGCGAATACTATGCTCTTGCCGTGTGCGGTGGCCTTCTCAGCGGAGAGTGCCGCGTAATACGTCCCCAACTCAGGGCAAAGCAATTCCTTATTAGTGTCCCGAATTGTAATCACGTCCCCGAAATTTGGGTTGAGGCGAACTATTTTTGCCGCCAGTTTAAAGACGGTAGCGGCCTGCTCACGGGAGATGGCAGACGAGTATAGTTGCGAGTTAGGTACCGCCTCGGGGCCAGCAAGGTGAAGCAGCAGAAGAAATGCGATCAGCGCGGTTTTTCCGTTTTTGCGCGGAAAACTTAAAATCGCCTGTCTGGTGCCGTGCGGATTGTCGTATATCTTGCGCAGTTCGGCGCGCTGCCATTCGCGCAAGACTACGGGCTTCCCAACAAACCCGCGCTTTCCCTCTGGTATCCTGCACCAATCTTCAATCCAGCGAATGTTACGTTTCGCTCTTGACAACTCCCGCGAAGCTCCAGCCCCCCGTTTTCGCTCTTTGCCTGCTGATGACATAATTTAGGCAAGTTCGGTTGAGGCCATACTTCTGTGCCATCTCAAATTTCGTGAGATGTTCAATGCTCCCATCGTCATGAACAAAAAGTCTAATCGTGCGATCAAATCGGGGATTAGCCTTTCCCGTATAACGCCCCTTCGCTGCGCGGGCGATGGCCGCGCTGTGCTCGGCTGAGCGTTCCCGGCCAGTCAAAGCGACCGATATTTTCCTTGCGCGTTCTGCGGTGAATATGCGCTCCTTCACGGAGGCATCATTCATTGCCCGCTTTTTCTTCAGCCGCGTCTCGGCGGAATCACGGCTGCCGAACCGCGCCTTGGACAAATTGTTTTTGTGTTCTTCTGACTTAGCTCGCCCGGATAGCTTTGCACTCACGTCTGGGCGCAAGACGCCCAACTGAAGCTCAGCCTGTTTCCGTCTAGCGAGGGCGGCAACACGCCTAGCGCGTTTTCCGCGCAAAACAATCCCCAGCCGTTTGGCCGGGCGCATCATCACAGTGAGCGCATACCACAGCCTGCCGCCATAAATACGGGCCAGCAGCAAGTGGGCCACTATATGATCTTCCGGCGTCAGTCGAATCAGGTTTCCGGGTTCGTCGTCGCCGCCCATGCAGCGTGGGACGATATGATGCCGCTCGCTATAGCCCGAAAGTACCGCCTCGCGCCTGCGGCGGTCATTGACGAATTCCGCGTAAATCCGCTCGTAATTCACGCCCGGATTATAGCATGATTTGCGCTATTGGCGTACAAGCGAGCGATCACACCCTATAAACAATGAACGCCGCCAAGACGGCGATAAAGAGGACGGAGAGCCAATCCATGCTGATCAACCGCCGATCGTTGATAGTCGGAGCCGCCGCACTGATCGCCGCCCCGGCGGTGGTGCGTGCGAGTTC